CACTTCACGGGTAAGATGGGTGCGATAATAATCGCAAAAATCATCAACAATTTCACGAAGTTTACGCTGATATTTAACGTAAAAACTTTTCAGCACCAGGGCTTTTATACCTTGCTGTTGGCCACAAATAAGCCAGTTAATGTTGGCGTTATAATCGAAAGCCACGCAAATAGGCCTTGTCAGGTCAACATCGGCATCCTGAATGCAGCTTTGCTGCTGTGCTTTATCAAAATTGTAATCGAGACCTTGAAGATAGCTGTTGTCAAAGGCAGTATAAAAGTGACCATCACGCAATGAAGGATAAAAGCCATCTTTGAGTTTGCCGGGTCTGATACAAAGGATCGAGGTGGCAAAAATCAAAGGAGGCAGGTCACGTTTCATCTGAGCGATGTATTTCGCACCGAGGATCTGCACGTTTTCAATCGTGCTCACTTCGCGGTAATACACGGCAATGCTGCGAAGCTTTGCCAGCTGAAGACTTAGTTCACGAATACGGCGTTGATTCCATTCCGTAGGTTGTTTCTGCTTTAGTTCATAAATGTTTTTTAACAACGATTTAATGGCATCAATCACCAGAGGATCCATCTTATCCTGATACTTCAAAAGCCATGACCCCTTTTTACTAGTTGGCATATCACTGGTAAAAAGCATTGAGTTTAACCAGGGAGAGTTTTTCCAAGGGCCTTTGAAACCACCATTGGCCGGGAAAGTTTCGTCTTTAAGTTTATCGAAATTGAGAAACTTAGCTTCATCACCCAAAATGTATTGAAGGGTGAGTGAGTTTGAAGATCCTGGCACATCCTGGCTTATGAGGTATTGAACCGAGCCATTATACCAGCTCATGACATGATCATAGCTTACTGGCTCGATGACCGGTTCTTTGAAACCTGCTGATTTAGGGGGCTTGCGGCCAATGAAATAGTGAACATTGCGTTTGAAACCCTGATCGGCCAGCGCTTTAAGCGTACCAGGAAGGGTGCGCGTTAGCAGCTGCTGAAAAGTAGAACCCACAATACCCCCGCCAGATCTAGGCATATGCTGCAAATTGCGGAGCAGCCAGGGAGCATTTAAGCCATGCGATTTACCCAAGCGCCTACCTCCAAGAAAAACGCTTGTATGAGCCGCAATGAAGCGAAACGCAAGCTGTGGCTTATTGAAATAGATTTGCTTGGTTTCCGTCGGGTTCATCGCTTATGTCTTCGTAGGTGATATCTTCTATTTCAATTTCGCCTTTGTATTTTTCAAGAAGTTTCTTAATCAATTCATCTTCGTTCTCGAGCTTTGTTATGCCCAGCACAGTTGGGTCATTTGTTGGTTCAATTGGTGTTGGAATAAGTTCATCCCAGGGCAATTCTTCAGCTTCATCCTGATCAAGTTTGTTATACTTTGCCAGGGTTGTTATTGCCAGGATCCTTTCTTTGAGTTTGCCATTTGTTGTTGCGTCGGCTATGGCTTTTTTCAATTCTTCGTTTACGACATATCTTATCCATTCTTTGCCGGCATTGCGGATATTTGGAAGAATGATCTTCATGTTCGAAATATCCCTGTAGGCCTGGCTCTGACTTATTTTGAATTCGCTCATGAGCGAATCCCTGAGCTTGGTGTCTTCGAGGGAAGGGGTTTCGAGTAAAATTGTAAAAGTAAAACGATATCGGAGCAGTTGATCTTTTTCTATTTCAGTCATGCCAACAATCTCATGCATGTCGCTAAACATGAGATCGTGAAATTTGTCAAGGTTAGCTTTTCTACTCATTTTGCTGCTGTTTTATTAAATAACCGTTAACAAGGTTCTCAGCTGCAGGCGAACCTTTCTTGGCAAACATTACAGTTTGCTTTCGGATCTCAACAATGCTTTTAAGTTTGCCACGCAAATATGCCTTGGCACGATCATTTTTGCCGTGTCTGATATCCCGGCGAAGCTCAGCAGTATCAACATCAATCAGCAGGGCTATTTCGTCAATGGTCATGAAAAGCCCGGCATACTCTTCAATTTGGGCTAACTCATCCATGGTGCTGCAGTTGCTTGAAGAATTGACATGTTTTGTTTGTATATGCCTATTGCAGGGTGGTTGCGAAAAATGCAACCACATTCGAAACGTTGATTGTTGGTTGCGTTGTTGCTCATGATGGCAAGCAATTCTATTGAATTGCGACTCATATAGATTGTTTTGCTGTGGTTGGTAGTAAGCAGGAGGTTGTCGACATTCATGGCGGCAAACTGTGTGTTTGCAGGATTGCGTGAGGCAACCGTGAAATCGAGTATTAAGGTAATATGAGCCAGCAGGTCACGGTTACGAATCAGGCGGCGAACGTAGTTTTCATTAATAGCGAACGAGCTAATGATGATTTCATCAGCTCGTTCGATGTTTTCAAGCATCACATCAAAAACATGATGTGATTGCACGTCAGGGCTTAAGTAAAACGCCACCTGGTCATTTGCCCAGCAAATTTGAGTTTTCTTTGATGACATCGAGCTCAACAAGTTTTGTGCGTGTTTTGGTGCTAACCGATGCATTCAGAGCAATAAGCATATTGATGCTTTCAATGAGTTTGTCTTTTTTCGTAGCATCGTAATTTTTCAAGCCCCGGGCAATTGCTGTTCTTGCGGCATTGATTTTTTTGGAAACGTCGGCCGGATCGTCAGCTGGAGCTTTTGCAGACTGATCATCCTGGGCAGTACCTTTTAGGAATGCGTCAATCTCATTCCATCCAGTGGCAATATCATCATCAATTTTTACCACTTCCAATCGCATAGCTGCCCGATCTTCATCGTTTACGGCAAGTTTCATCTTTTCATGGTAAACCCTTTGATGTTTGTAAGCTTCGGTGATGCCATCAAATACCACTTTAAGATGATCAGGAAGTGCTGCGCGGTCAACTCTGCCAATGAGCTGCTCATTGTCTGTTACTTTAGCAGGAGCTGTAGGAGCTTTAGCAATAGGCTTAGGAGCGTTCACAGGCTTCAGAAGCCTGAGCTTCGAAAGTTTTTCAAGCTCATAAGTAAGCTTCCTAATATCACGCTTGCGAATCAGGTAAAGAGCCAGAGCCCTGTTACGCGAAAACTTCTGAAACAGGGTAATGCCCTGGTCAATGTCTTTGTGCTCTGACTCGAGCCAGGCTTTCAGTTCTGAGTTGATGTCTTTTTCCATAGGTTTTGAAAAATAACCCCGTCCGGCCAATCCGGACAGGGTTCGTTATACACACGTTTTTGAAAAAATTACGGAGTAGGAGTGAACACACCGGTTTCACAGTCAATCGAGCCGCCGGTTACCGGCAGTAATCCCTTGAAATCGGGCAACGGTGTGGTGTCGGGAGCATGGCATTCGAAGAACAGGCCTTTTTCACTGCCAGCACCTTCGCCACTTTTGCCCGTGAACTTGATCTCGTTGTCCCATTCTTCGGATCCGATCACCACGAAACGTTTTTCGGTTTCGTGAGGGAGCTGAGCAATGAATATGACGTTCGAGTTCAGGTTGTTTTTGGCAATAGCCTTAGCCTTCGAACTGATATCAGGGTACATTCCCACGAGTTTGTTGATGAACATTTTGTGGTCTTTGTCGCCCACTTCATCAAAATCAACGTGGCTTTTGCCCTGTTTGCTGTAGATTTCCTGGAATACCTTACCGGTATTCATTTCGAAATCCCCGGCAAGTTCAACAGATTCTTCCGGCGTTGCGGGAGTTACCGTAGGTGCAGGCCAGGTTTTAACCCAGCTTTTTTGAGCGTAAAACACTCTTGAACGGATACCAGAAGGATTTATCTGGCCGTCGTTCCATTTGAGATCTTCATACAATGGGGGCATGGCTTATTCCTCCTCAGTTTCGGTGGTAAACTTCACAACATTCATAAACCTGTGGTCAAGGGTATCGAACCCGGTGCCAAAGTGTGCTTTCATAAAGAACTGCACCATCTTAGGATTGTCGGGTCTGCGGATCTCAACAGTTTCTTTGTCGCCCATTTGGTCAACGCCTACAAGGAAGTTTTCTTTGATGCTGAAATACATAAAGTCTTGGCCTTCCATGTTGTCCAGGTCAACGAACTGACATTTCTTGTCACTTCCGATAAGTGTTTTGTGATGGAAACCATCATTCCAGGGAGCATGGCCAAACTCAACCTGGAACCAGTCTTCATACAGCTCGAGGATCGAGGTAGGAAGATAAAGTTTCAAATTGCGATTGCTTTTCAGCTGCACAGGAAGCGCACGGTAAGCCGCTTTCAAAAGATCGCCAACATTTGCACCGGTGATCGGGGTAAGCGATAAATCAGTGAGGTTCTTTTTTGCCACAGTTATTTTTTCGGCAGTGATAGCAGCTGCTGCAAGGGTTGAAAACCCATTGAACAGGTCAACCGTACTGTTGCCAGCGGCATCACGCTCAGCAATAAAAATAGCAGCCCTTAGGGCTTCGCCAACCTTACCGGCCATCATCATTGCAACTTGGCGTGCAAGCTTCATCTGATCAGCAGGGGTAATGGTGCGCTCGGTGTACAAGCTACCAAGGATAGCATGAGGGTCAAACTCTTTCACGGTGTCGCCCAGGAACACTTCCCATTCGAAAGGTGTAATAGTTGGGCCACCGGTGGCATCTTTAGCGGTGCGATACGGACGAAGTTCGGCTGATACATCTATCGCGCCTCCTATCTCTTTGCCCTGTATGCCTGTGCGAAGTGTCATATGCTGCAATACGTCATTCAGCTGAAGCAGCGGAAATGTAAGCAGTTCTTTGCGGTATTTGATACCGGCTTTTACAAGATCTTCATGAATTGTTAGTGACATGACAATGATTATTTAGGTAAAAATTCGGATTTGAGCTTATTGAAGCGACTGTAAAAATCATCGCCTGAGTCAGCGCTGGATCCGGCATCGGTTTCTTTTTTAATTATAGCCGTGTCTGCACCGGCATCCTTTGAGAGTTCGGCAATCCTGTTATTAGCAGTTTGAAGATTTCCTTCAAGTTCTGTTATCCTGGATTGCTGATTAGCGCGTTCGGTCAATTGACTGTTAAGACCGGCCTGGGTTGTTTCGTGCCCTTCAAGGGAGCGTTCAACACTTTCGGCCATCTCAGCAGTCAATGTGATTGTACCATCAGCCGATTCGAGCTGTGATACACCGGCAGCTTTGGCAAGCCGGTTGTAATCGGGTTTTTTCATATTTATTTGAGATGTAGGACTAACTTGTTTTTCGGCTAAGGTTGCTGCCCTTTGAAGGGCAAATTCGAACGAACCGATCGAATCAATGAGCGAACCAACCAAGGTAGATGCAAAGAATACATCACCCTTGAAATGTTCGTCGCTCGATCCCGGGCGGTTTGTTTTGACTGTGTTAATGAACTTGGCAGCAAGAGGTTTCAGAACCTGTTCGCGGTACTCTTCATAATCGCCTGCACGAAGTTTGTCGAATATGCGGGTTTTGTTTTCAGACTGAGGTGCCAGCACAGTGTGAAACTTAACACCAAGTTTTTCAAAATAAGGCTGAGTGTCGGGAAACGAAAGCAATACACCTATGCTGCCAATTTGGGCAGTGGTGTTGTTTGCAATTATTTCGTCGCATTCACTTGCCAGCCAGTAAGCAGCTGATGCAGCCAGGTCATCGATAAAAGCAACAACAGGTTTTGAAGTTTGGCGTATGGTGCCGGCCAGTGTTTCTGTGCCGGCAACCATACCGCCTGGTGAATCAAAGCGCAAGACGATGGCGTTAATGCGCGGGTCAGCATTAGCTTCCTGAATCCAACGTCCAAATTGTTCGGTACCAGCCGGACCACAAGCTTGAGAATATTTTGTAAGAGCACCTCTTATTGTAATGACACTGATTTGCTTTGTGGATGGGTTGCCAGGGCTGTCTAAACCCGATGCAGCATCAACCACTGGTGATGCTGATAAGGTTTCGGGAAGAATGGGTTCAGATTTCTCGAAGGCAATGTTGCCAGAGAGTATGTTTTGAATTAGCGGAAGGTAAGCATCAATGCTTTCTTCGCTGATTGCCCAGGGCTCTTTTAATATGGCATGTACAAGATACGGACTATAAACCATCACAATTAATCTGTGATGGCAATATTACCGCCATATGCTGCCATGGCAAAGGACTGTAAAACACTCTCAGGCGTTGATTTCAAATGAATTTTGATATCATAGCCAACAGGCGAACCTGGTTTGCCGGTGCCTGTTTTTTCAAAAGTAAAGGCAGCTTTATTGGTGTCGGTGCCCAGAAAATGGCTGTCGCTATTGAAATCAGTTAGGGCAAACAGTCCATGTAATGACGAAAGTGAAGTAAACTCATTATCCTTTTGTTCTGAATGAAATGGAACAAAAGCAGTGATGATGGTTTCTATCAGGTTGCCCTGGCGAACCGGGTCTGATTTTTGCCTGAAGATTAAACTATCCTGACGGATCGGAATTTTCTTCCAGAAAGCATCAGAGCCTTTAAGTTTATAAGAAATGGTTTTGATGTGCATATTACTGTGTATTAAGGCATCAATAAAATGACCACAAAAAAGGGTCAATTCATTGATCGATTATTTGTAATTAAATTCGTTGATCGACCTACGGATGAATGAATGAATCTTTTTTCTTTTTACGTTTGCGGTATTCATCCTTCTTCAGGGCTTCAAATCTATCGGTGCCCAGGATAAGATCAGAGAATAATTCAATGATCAATTTACGGTTCATCTTCAGATCGTGAACACCAGCTTGCACCATCAGCCTGAACTCAAGATAAGCCGAACTTTCGATGTAGTCATTAATACGGGCAATGTCATCCGCTGAGTAATACAGAAAATGATTGCGTGAAAGGTCGGTTGGCGTGGAAGGCATCAACAGCCAGACACCGGACTCACCATCGGTTGAACGACTTTGCGAAGGGTCGCAATATCTCACCCGGGAGTGAAGGTATTTACCCACTTCTTCATTGCGGTTAATGCTGATTGGGCCTTCTGGAGTTTCGAAAACAAACCGAAGGTAGTTTTCGTGGTATTTTTTGCGAAGCGGCAAAAAAATAAGACGGTCTTGATTCATGCGGCTAAGTTAAGTTGCAAAACATCAACTTTAGTTGATATATTCTCTGATTAACTTCGCCAAAACACGAAAAAAAATCGTGCTGCCGTGCAACAGTGCTAAAAAAGTTAACTACATTGATTATCAGTGCTTTAAGTTTGAAATTAAAAAAACTGTGCGCACAGTGCTAAAATCGTGCTAAAATCGTGCTTTGTAATTTACTCATTCACAGCGTTTAAAAATAGTGCGCACCAAAGCACAGTTTTTCTCTAAGATTTCTATATAGTTGTTTTCAAAGAAAGAAGTTTTTAAAA